AAACGAAACTATCTGAAAACAAATGGGGTAAAAATTAAACAAAGCCCCAAAACAAAAGAAAACTTGAAATTTGGGGGCTATGACCAATTGTAGCCTTTCGCCATCCATAAGGTTGGCGGGGGTAGTAACGTACGCACTGCAAGAGCAAAATCGGGGCCACACTTTCGGTAAAGCATGTCTTTGAGGTTTGAACCTGCAGTGTGCAGTATAGTGTTGGTTGAGATTGATCCGAACGAGGTGACATCGTCAAGAAAACCATCGATGAAGGATACCGTTTGTAAGGGATTGGTAAAACTCCATTCAAATGACGCTCTTAACGGGACCGTCAGTTCTAGAACCGGCTGTATATTTTGTATAGTAGCCACTGATCCAAAACCAAAATTAGACTTGGGGGGTAACGTGCCAGTAGATGTAAATGGGTTATGTCCTTGCTGGCGATAATCAAATCCACTACTAAGAGTAAGGTAACGATAACCTCCTCCAGCAGCGGAATTGGTTAATATTTTAAAGCCTAAAGATCCCTTATAGTACAAGAACATACTAGATAAAAGGGACACATAATCGTTGGTAACCCACCAACTATTATTGACATCCAATGTATATGACGCAGAAGCATCATTCATAGGATACCAATAAGGATAAACAGATTGGACTATATCAATGACAGGTTCGTCATTGGTATCATAGCTTTTGTAGGGTAAGGCCCTTGACCAAATGGACATTATATCATAAAAACTTTCTATTGGAAACATTTGGTTCGTAGGTTTTATAACTCTGGCACGAGTTTGAAAAACCTCAGAAGCTTCTGGAAGTCCACACTGGGCTTCCAAGTCAAGGAAATCATCTACAGCTAACAAGTTGTTTTCGGCAACATAGCCTAATCCAACCGCCATAGGTTGTAAATAATTGAAATCAGGTCCAGCTCTAATAAATATAGCTATCGGTATAATAGGGGCCTGATCTAATGCCGTGGAAACGACATCAGCACGAAACTTTAACATTGACGATGATTGATTTAATATTACAGCAGTCGAGGTTCCGTGCGCATCAACTATTGGAAGGTGATCTCTTAAAGACATAAAGGGCATAGGTACTTGTACTCTATAAACTCCGGAACATATACCTTTCAATATAGAATTCTCGGAATAAGTAGTGGTAAGAGTAGTCGACCAAGGAGGATACAGCACTTGAAAACTGTATGCAACCTCAACCATAGGATGTCCCATTATAACAAAGTCAAAAATAAGAGTGCCTCGCCAATAATTGGCAAATTGCGAAAAGAATCGCAAATAAGTGCAACACTGGTCAGAACCAGTGATGTCTGAAGACTGCCGAGGGGCAGTAGGATTGGAATATAACGTCTTGTCTACGCCAGTATCAATAGTTTGTAAATATTGAGGCTGAGATATCAAATCCATTATTTTTCTAGGGTCAGGAGTGTTGCCCCACTTTCTAAAAATGGGGGTAGTTGAAGGGGGTCCAACTTTAGTAGAATCTCCAATATAAGACATTTGCACGCCTTGAGGATCTTCATAGGTTCCTTTGTCATTGGTATTAACAGAAGGTTCCTGCTCAGATGGTATGAAGGTATTCAATATTTCCTGACCTGCTTTAGTGGCAGCTTGTTCCAAACCTGCCATAGCCATCATACCTAAAGGTTCCATTCCTGACTGGCTTTCAAGATTATCAAAAGCAAACAAGGTGGGATCTATCACACTAGGTCCACTGAAACGAAGGTTTTTAAAACGAACAAAAACCTTAATTTGAGCTGGAAGCGCCTGTGAAGAAACAAAGTTTGATCCTACATCTACTATAAAAAGGACAGGGGTACCTGGCCATAAATTCTTAGTAGCCGAAGAATCATCTTGCTTCAAAATATACTCTCTAGGCAAATAAGGAACATTATACTGCCAAGGTACATCAAAAACTACATCTTTCGCTTCTCCAAAAGCCATTAATTGACTCTGGGGGGCCAACATCAAATGCTGGCGCGTCATAGCGTTTAACTCATAGTGAGAAGTTATGTTACTGAATGGCTGATCACTCCAAGGTACATGGGGATATATACCACAAATGAAACCACCAGCCAATCCTTTAGGATTAGAAGTAGTCAACCTAAATTCTACGGTATCATATGCAACTCCTTCAAAAAACTTCAACATGTTATTAAACGTGACGGAGTTCTGCATCAATTTTGTCAAATGATACAACTTCAAAGGGGAACTAGCAGGACCATAAGCAAGATAATTGATGCCATAACCTTCTGACAAAAGATCATAGCCTCTTAAAGCATAGTCCATATAATCAACAACAACTCTATCATCTCCAATCTCCAGTGCATCCACTGGTAACTCACAAAATTCAACAGGGGCGCCACTCCAATCGGACAAGTCCGTTTGAGTAACTTGCGTAACAACTAAACCATTTTCAACTTTTTCCATCTTAATCTATCTATTCAATACTTTTCATATTGCTTTCTAAGCTAACGCTAATGGGGGACGAATCCCTAGTTTGTGGTGTTAAGGTCTCCACAGACCGTTAATATTTATTGCAAAAGCAATTTGGTATGAACAGGATCGTTCATACTATCATAATTGAATCGACAACGCAACTTGTTCTTGCGAAGAAAATCAACTATCTTCCTAGCTATGACAGCAGCTTCATTACTAGGGTATTCTCGCAACTCGCGAGCAACGTTATCAAGATTTTGTTGAAGTTGTCCAAGGATGAAAGCAGAATTCGCTTTCTCTCCTTTAGGACATCTAACAAAATACAATTGAGATATCAAACTATCATAGGCCAAGGGACAGAAAACCTGTCCTTTCTCCATTCTAAAGCCGCGCGACAAGAAATCACACTCTTCGATAGTTAAAAACTCAATATTGTCACTTTTATCAGTAGCGGTGACGGTAACGTTAAAATGATTTTTAAAACTGTCAATGACAAACTGGGGTGTAAACCAATGACGTCTCAAAGCAACCAAGTTATCATCGGAATACAACTTGATTTTAAGCTCACGAAGAGCAATTATAGGGTCCTCACCTTCAATCTTACATCTTACGATGATAGAAGAGGTGAAATAAAGGAAGTTGGTTATAGTATTAATGAAGGTAGTCAACCAATTTCCTGAAGTATTTTGCCATCCTAAAATGAAACCTTTTCCTCTATTAAAACGAATGGCATACAAAGTAGCAACCAAAACGTATACGGCAAACAAACGATCGAAAGGATCATCAAAACAAATGCTCGCTATATACTCAAAAATAGGTATGATAAACGTCGATACAGTAGACTCAAAGCCTGAAATATCGGTACATACAACTTTCTCTCCTCGAAACAACATCCAAATCAAACGCCATTCAGAACTTCCTGGATCTATTCCACAAGCCATTGGTGAAACCCAATGAAGAAACTTGGTACGACTAACCACATCGCCCCAAGCCATCTTCATCTGCACATTGTCCACAAAATCAGTGATTTTGAAAACTCTAGTCTTCTTGAGAGCAACCCTTTCAGGATCTCTCAATTCATCTTTGAGTTTATCAAAATTGATTTGATATTCGAACTCACCAGCTCGCATTTTCTCTATCCTATGTTCCATAAAAACGCAGAATTTTTCGTAATCTTCTCCTTCTTCCGTGAGAATTGAAGATTTTGACAAATTAAGCGACCTAAGCCGTAAACCCTTGGAGGTTTGTTTGTCAAAACGTTTCAAATCTCCATAACTTCCTAAAGCTTCCTGGACACTCAAAGAACGACAGCCAGTTATATTACAACCAGCAAACAATATGTTAACAATTTCTTCCTTATACTCATCAACTGCGTCCACAACGCATTGAGAATAATTAACTGGATATATTAATTGTTCTTTCTTGAGCGCGTTCAAATAAGCTTCATGGGTAAGGTTAGCGGGTATCTTTGGGGGATCTACATCGTTGAATCTAGCTGTAGTAAATACAGTAGGAACGAAAGTTGTAGAATCAGTAGCTTGAGTTATATGGGGGGTAACCATACAATGAGAAGTTAAATCGAAGTTATAAGCTTCTCCCTCATCTTGCAGAGCTATTGTAGCTGAAATACTCAGCTGAGCCATTGCTGGATGGGGGGAAGGATTAAGTGTCGAAAATCGATAACAATTCTCATAGGTTAAAGGCGTGGAAACGCCTATAGCAGTTTCAGTCTTACCTGCAGTATGGATTCCTATGAGTTTAGCAACTCCTTTAACAGCTCCATACAAGACACTACCACAAGCGGATTTAACCGCTCCTCTCCACTTGTAACTTATAAACCTAGGCAAAGTATAGCCTCTAAGTCTGTTACTGACGGGAACTGGTCGATTGTGCGAACATAAATCCTCAACCACATCCATCGAAGGGGCGGCAACATCTCCGCCCACAAAAGTGCTTATCATACCTGAACTTCCAGATACGAAATGATCCAACTCATCTAACGTGATTATGTGTTTAATAATTCTAGCATGTTGCCTCACATTAGGTATAGATACGAAAGCGAAATCAGTATCAACATCATTCTCCAACAAAACACAACTCCTCTTATTAACCACGTGCAAATGAACATTCGTCATGGGTATATAAGGCACAAGAGTAAACGTCTCGGGCATAGCATCCCAAACGTGGCTATTAAGCACCGCAGTACTTCCTTCCAAAAACAACAAATCAGCAGTTAAACAATTAATAGTTAATATTGCGTACTGATTTTGCTTTATTTTATTCGCAGCAGCACTAGTAGTACCCATTTGGGCACTAAGCTTGGACTTATCCTGTCTTGAGCGAATTACTCGTTCTATATTGAAGCGGTCTGCAGTGCTAGTATTTTGAGTCCTAGCAGTCTGAGCTCTAAGCTCCTGCTTCTTATTCTCCAATATTATCTCTTCTTCACGAATCTCTAATTCATCAGACATAGTAGTACGCCTAAACATACGCTTAAGTCCAACAATAAGAGTAGCAAGGGAGCCCACTAACAAAGTGAGAACTCCTGTTGCTATTCCAACTTCAACGAGGACAGAGGTCCAATTCCATCCTTTATCTTCAAACTCAGTATTCATCTCATCAGATATTGGGATACCTAACAAAGGGGGCAAAACAGAATAAACAGTATGCAAAACCTCCGTAACTTGTCGATCTATTTCATCTTCAGTCATCTTGGCATTAGCTTTCTTACATTTTGCAACGTATTCAGCTCTATTAGGATTTGCCAAGGGGGACAATATATCACGAAACAAATCTAACTCAATATCTCCCATATCAACTCGATAATTATCTATTTCTCCAGCAGATTGCACAATGAGAAATTCTACATTGTCGGGACAATTTCCATTGAGAAAATTGTCACAAAACTTAGAAACAATCTCTCTCAATACACCTCCAAACTTCTTATTAGAATAAAAACTCATAGTATAAGCAGCACAAGTAAATATGTCGATGCAAACACGAATGCGATCATCGCAATAATTATTGGCCATAAGAAGTTCAGCTATAAGAGCATAAACATTATTGTCACTCGAAAGATCATAACTATCTATAATTGTTTTATTATATTTATATTTTGTTGATAGTATTTTATAACCTCTCTTGAGATAATTATCAGCAGCGATCCTCCATGCTAAAGAAGGGGCACCATCAGGACGAGTATGTCCTGAAGATAAACACGTTTGAGTATTGTAAACGGCCCGAGCTCTCTCAGCACAAGCCTTAGCAATATACTCATACATATTCATCTTAGCACACAGTCTAGAACCAAAAACTCCTCCTCCTTGGGATTCGAAACTAAAAATATCTTCATCAGAAGACTCAAGTTTTGGAGTAATTATGTAGCCTAATTCATCATGGTAAGTAACTTCTTCAGTTCGTAAATCTGGTACTCGCCAAAGATGAGTATCTACATCCATTCCAAAAGAATCCCAACCACAAATACAATAAAAATAAACGCCTATGTTGTCG